GTGGCCGTGGCCGTGGATTCGACTTTGATGAAATTATTCCCGCCATGCGTACTATCATGATGGAAAGGAAATTTTGAAAACGGTGCAGTAGTATATAAAGCGTAATGAACAGTGCTTTCCGCTCCGGACGCGGTCAACAGAGCATACAGCCCGTCATTATCAGACAATGTCCATGTGAAACTTGCGCCGCTGGCCAGGGTTTTCGGTGTCATCACCAGATAGCCGCTGTCCGTAGTCGTCGCCAGATCGGTGGATGGAGTAATTGCGCTGACGGAATCATTGACTGTTCCCAGGTATTCGCAATCCAGAACCTTGGTGTAGTCAGTCAATAGGTTCGGGAAAACAGCCTCAAACCCCGGAAACTGATAACCGGGCGCCGGTACTTCCGTCGGCGTCGGGTCTTCAACACCATAATCGTATTCGCCCTCCTGAGACATCGTCAATACGGGCACATAGATTATCCCCGGCAACGTTAGGCTTGTTGCATCAAAAGAATCACATTGCCGTCCCCCTGGAGGGACAACGAAAGTGGTCTTCCCAAGGCACGTCAAAGGAATACTGACCGCACCTTGGGTTATATAAAGACCACTGACCGTTATTGGTTCAATGCCGTTTCCGTTAACGAAAAACGACATTGATGAATAATCAGACCCTACGTAAACACTGAGATGAAGTAAATCGTATGTGTAAGTCTTACCCATACCAAGTTAATTCCTTTAGGAAGCGGGCAGTGTTACCGAAAAACTGTCAATCGTCGTCGTGGCGGACAATGTCACCGTCAGGGACGCCATATTCAAGTCACCGCCGGAAGTCGCGCAATTCCCGTCGATGTTGACTCCGGAAGTACCTCCGCCCGTGGTATAGGCATTGTCATACAATCTCCACCAGCCCGCCGTGCCGTTTGCCAGGCCGACGCCCGACCAGACATCGGCAGTCTTGGCGATAACCCCAGCCGACGGAGCGCCGAACAAAAGCCCGCTTGTTGGAGCGCCTGCGGAAAATGCGCCGCTGGAAACCGTAATTCTCAAAAGTTTTGTGCCTGATTCAGCGGTGTCCGCCGTCGCCGGTTGCGAACCTGAATAAATCTCCAGGACGCCGTGCTTGAAAATATCCCGGAATGCGCCGCCCCGTATCGCCACCAGGGTGATGGATTCACCAGCCGCGTCGGAGGCGGTAAGCGAACCTGTTGCAAAGGTCAATGTCCCCGCCGCCACCGCCGTTAAAGTCACCGGGCCGACAAACCCGGCATTCGCCCCTGACCAGCCAATCGCCAAAACGGAATCTCCGACGGCAAAACCTTCATCGACAAATTTGGAATCGCTGTCGGTCAAAGTGTCGTCGCTTGCTCCGCCATCCACCGCCGCAATCGTTGTCGCCGTGTAAACCACCACCGCCGACCGCGCCGGAATCGCACCCAATAATGCTTGCCTGAAACCTGTTGATAATCGTATAGCCATTTGAAATTCCTCCTATTCGTTGATTAAAATTAATATTTTGTCTTTCTGGGCTAAAACACTGCAATAAAGGGCCGACGGGTATTTGATGGAATCAATGGATATGTTTTTGAAATATCCGGACCAGTTCTTCCCGCCTATACAAATCCCCTTGGTTGTTGGAATGACCGCGCACTGACCGATAAACATTTTCCCGTTGGCGATGTATTGGCCGTCAATGGTATTCATGGACGATAAATTAATCAGTGCGGGATAATCAGCCACGGTTTCCATTTGAAAATCAGCCGGTCCCGTCCCTTTCAGGAAAAATATCTCCTTCTCTGTGCCGATGAAGATACCGTCCGGGATTGCCTTGAGCAGCCGTATCTTTGACGAAAATGGTATGTAACCCCGTGCGAAATCGAATGCCGCATAAAAGAACGGCTCTGAATGGAATACGGCGTTGTCCACTGCCACATACATCCGGCCATTATGATAGGCGATTAAATGACCTGCGGGTGGTTGCTGGAATGTTTTGTTTTTAACCGGTCCAATGTACTTAGAAAATGACCAGCTTTTCCATTCTGCATCCTTCCCGACAATTCCGACTTCATGCCCGTTCGTGTAATAGATATCCTCATTGACTCCCGCATAGTCATAGACCGCACCCGTTGTCAGGCCGCCCTTGATTAAGGTCGTGCTGTAATCAGGGTTCAGGCGGTAAAGAGAATCACCGGAAGCAAGCAGGGATAGGCCTGAATAAGAAAACAGGCTGTGATAATCACCGGAGGCTTTTTTCACAAAGCCGGAACGGCGAACAATCTTTCCCGTATCCGACACACGCACATCAAGGGCTTCGGAAAGAAACGGCACTCCGCTTGACTGGCTGTATCCGGACTCCGCGCAGTCGATGACCGTGTTCAGGCCCTTGGTTTTCACGAACAATGGTAATGTTTTCAATATATCTCACCAATCGTTTAATTATCCTGCCCGTAATAGTGTGGTTCGCTGTCTTCTCCGATGAAATCTTCCAAGTCGATCATCGTCTCGAAAAACTTTGCGGTGTGATACTGTGTGCTTGATCCAGAATTCCCCTGCCCGTCCTCAATCGCTTCGCCCATGATTTCCTTCAAAACGTAGTGCTTGATCAAGTCTATGGCCAGGTGGGCCGGTATTCCGTCCGGGGTGTCCGCGTCATCGTCCATGTCCACAGGTTTGCGGTAGTAATGAACGCCCAGCGTTGTTGCCGCCGACGGAATGCCCTGGTAGTAGAGCTTCGTCCCTTTAACTGCTACGGCGTAAATCGAACCGGCTTCGGCCAGGCCCATATTGCTAATGACCTGCATGAACAGGGCAAACGAATAGTAATCCCCGCCTTGCGGTGGTTCTATTTTGCAATTTGACGAATCGTAAACAAGGCGAACATCCCGCTGATAATTCGTGGGAAGTGACACATAAGGAAGTGTCGTCGACGTATTTACCGTGCCGTAAGCGAAAAGATCAGGAAGAGGTTGAGACGTTCCGCCGTTCGGCATTCTTATTCCACCGGCTATCCTTGAAACGGCCACGTTAATTTTGCCCGTAAGAATTGCATCTGTGTAAGTGCTGTCTTGCAGGATTTCCTCAATGGCCGATATGATTTCCCTTAACGTCGCCATGCCAATATCCTTTGAGATAGAGTTCCCCTTCCCATAGAAAAGAGAAGGGGAACATGGTTAAAATACTGCTGTTACGCTTCTTTCGCCGTCTGTTCCATATAGGCGGAATCGTCGTATTTGATATGCACCAGCAAATTCGCAGCCCCACCCAAGAGTGTCGTATCGAGCGACATCTTGATCTTGGTATATGCTGCCGTGGAAGAATCCGGATCGAAAACCAAACCCTTGTTCGTGGCATCCGCCACACCCTTGAGAACCGTGCCCGCCGCGGTATCCCCTGTGGGAGCCGTGGCCGTGTTGACTGCTGTGGTGTTTCTGGCAAGAATGATTGTCCCCGTTGCCACCATCGTAGCATTCGCCATGTATTCAGCCTCTTTTACTGTTCCGCGGCAAGGAACCGGGATGTAGTAATCTTCCACTCCGCCCGCGCTGTAAATATTCAAATAAATATCTTTCATGATCACTCTCCTTAAACTTGGTTAAAAGGTTATTCCGCTACAACCGCAAACGGGATCGTTGCGGCAACGCCGTTCAGACCGGTCAGGATATTCCCGCAAGCCTGCGATAAATCAAACGTATAACCGTCAGTCGTGGTTCCAATATTGATGTCAGTCATCAGGCGGTTATCCACAACAAAGAAAATTGACGCTGCATCGTCAATAGGTTTGCCGGTTGCCATAATGGTATTGCCCTGAATCAGAGGCATCCAAGAAGCAGTCGTTGTTCCAGGAGCAACAATACCCTTGGCCGCCGTGCCGAGCATCCGGTTGTTGGTAATCCTCGTTCTTCCAGCTTCTCCTGCTCCAAATGTGATATAGGACGTGGCAAACGTTCCCACAAAATCACAATCATTGACAACCAGGAACGGCGAGGCGGTTGCTAAAATTCCGCTGGTCATCGTTCCCAATGTTCCGTCAATCGTGCAACCATGAAACTGAAGACCACTTGTCGCATTAGTCAATGTAACGACAGGTGACGCGTGCGCTTTTGCTTTAAAATGAACATTATAGAACCTTGCTCCGTAACACTCGCCCACCGGAGCGTGATGCCCGTAAAGACCGAGCTGAGTATTAGCATCGTAAGAACCGACGCCGATAATGTCGCATTTCGTGGGGAATTTAACCAAATCCTCCGTCAAGGTATCACCACAAGCGTAAATCTTGTTGCGCCTTGCCCACCAGCGGTTAGCCGATAATGCCATGGCCGCGTCAGACGCCGCAATCGCTTCAGCCAGAGTGGAAAAAGGATGGTCAATCGAACCGTCGCCGGTTGCCGATACATTACCATCCACAAAATAAGTTCCCGCTTTCGGGCCAGTCATGGACTCCTGAAGCAGAAAATCGCTAATCGGCCTTGAAGCTCTGTTGCCGCCAACGGATAAAATTCTTTCGTTACTCATTGTTTGTCCTTTCTCCCAGCCTCAAACAACGCCAGGACAGCTTAAAGGGTTAAAGGGAGGCGGTTTGCGCCTCCCCCAGTTAAAACGCTATTACGTCGGTTCGGTCAGGTTCGTGTGAAGAACATGCATCTTCCGATTGGTGCAAATCAGGTTACCTCTCCAACGAGAATCCGCTGTAATGGTATCGGGCTGCCCAAGAACACTCTTGTCTTTCCAGACCGGTGTTGTGAAATTGTAATCCTTGTGGCTGCGAAGCATCAGGAAATTCAGGTTTAGCGCATAGAGATAGCCGGCCGAAACTCCGGTATCGGCCACAATCGGAGCGCCTTTGTGCGTGATATTGTCCCAGCCCGCTTCCACCGCTTTGGCGTCCATGTAACGCTGCTGCGGATGCAGAGACCGTTCATAGCCGTCTTTCAAGAGCTGCGTGGTGACAATGAAATTGGGCAGGAAATCCTTAATGTCCCCCATGTTCGGTGTGCGGAAAACCTTCTGCAAAACCTCGAAGGAAATCGCTTCCGCCGTAGTAATGACATTGGCCTTCCAATCGCTCATCTCGTCCTCGTCAATCGAACCGTATTCGGTGGAGGTCGTGGTATTGAACAGATCGCCCAGACCGTTGATATTATCGCTGGTCGCGGCTGCTGCAATCACATCGGCGGCCATCTTCACGCGGGCCGCTTTGATGATGGATTTCATGTATTTCTTGGTCAAATCAATGACCGCTTCCGTGCCAGTATTCTGCGTCAAATCGTCCAGATTCAGAGTGTTTGACCCATAAACGCCAGCCCAGCGAAAACGAGCAGCGTCAATGATGCTCTTTTTGGACTGGTTGATAACAGTAGTCGCGCCATACGCGCCAGAATTGGAAGTAGTGTATTCCAGAGGAACTTTGATCATCAATCCGCCATCAACGGTTTCATGCGGTTTAACTTCCCAATTATCGCGTTCCAGAGCATTGCCCATCAATTTCCAAAGCAGAGCGGACGCTTTATTCACAATGTCCTGCGGTTCAGTATTCATCCAATAATATTCAGTTGTTGCATTCAGTTGATTAAGTAAACTCATGATTTTTCTCCTTATTTCTTATATACGGGCATTAGGGCATGTTCATCAGAATCGCTCTCATGCCGTTATCTAAATCTTTGCCCGTGGCTTTTTGTGGTTTAGATTGTGTTGCGGGACTCTGACCTTTGGTGATTACTCTCCCGGCTTCATCGCGCCCGCCTTTCAACTTCAATAACTTTTGAAATTCCTCGTTTTCCTTGGCCAGCCTTTGTGCTTCCATTCGGGCGTCGTCGCGTTCAATTTCCCGAAACGCGGATAGCGGATCGGCCATCCCTGTCTTGTCGCGGGCGATATACTCTTGGATTCTCGCCTGCATTTCCGGCGTGTTAAAGGAAGGGTTCTCTTCAAACCACTTCTGCTTCGTCATCCGGGCGTCGCGTTCATTGAGTTCCTTCTTGAAATACTCCGACGCCGCATTCAGGGTTTTCTCATGCTGAATGGACGCAACCAAATCCGTTCGTTTGGCGATTAAATTGCGCAGTTCGCTCTGATAGGAATCGGACATGGGATCAAGCTTATCAATCGCCTGATCCACCGTGGCGATTTCCGTTTGATAGTCCGGCTTGACTGCTTGCGCTTCCGGCTTGCCCTGCCCTCCAGCCGATAGCTTCTCCATCGCCTGCATCAATGTGCTGTGTTGCGTGCGCAACAAACCGACTTCATTCCCCTGCCGGGCAATCATCGCATCCTTTTCCTGCAGGGCTTTGGCCACATCTTCAATGGACTTGTAGGTTGTGCCTGGGATAATCGGCGCAGCCTCCTGGTTTTGTGCATCTTGCTGGTTTTCCATTTTTCCGCTCTCTTTCTCTTCGGCCTCGGTCATTGAGGGTATCCGGTTGCCCGGCTCTCGACTTCGGGTGTCCAAAGGGTTAAAAATAAAAAAACCCGGACTCCTGGCAGACGTTAGAGCGTCTGGTCAAGAATCCGGGCCGTCAAGTAACCTCTTTACGAGGACTATTCAGAATCCGTTATTTCATGAAAATATCGTGTCTCTCCTTGGTCTGCATCGAAATAAAGGCGTCGGCAATGCCGCCTTGTCCGATATTGACCTCAACAATTATGGTGCATTTTCCCACATATACCGAATTTGTCAAGGATTTTATTTTGCTCTTCACCGCTTTGGACAAAGATTCGATTTTCTGTTCGTTGTCGGGCACGTTTTATCCTTTGCAAATCAGATTGTTTTCCTTCAAATATCTCCGGTATTCCGTCCGTGACTGTAGCGGTGGCTCTCCGTGACGCTGCAAGGTCTGACAGGCAGACGGCAGCCATTTCACGTCGTTGACCGAATCGCACTGAATACCGCCGGAAGATGGAATTACCCGTTTAGCGAGCCAGCCACAATCACATCTATGGCGTTTCGGCACCCGGTTGATCTTGTGAAACACCTCGTATTGTTTTCCGCATCGGCAATCATATTGATAAATAGGCATCTTACACCCCCTGTGTTGGTCTAGGCGGTTGGGCGACTTGCTGCCCGCCCTGTGGCGTGTTGCCGATAACCTTTGTATTGGCATCACCCGGTCCGCCCTGGTTCATCATTAACTGCTGATAAATTTGCTGTCCGACTTCCGGAGGCAATCCGGCCTCAATCAGAATTTGCATAGCCTGGCCAAGCTGCCCTTCCGCCGTGCGCTCGACAATTTGCTTCCAGTTCGGCCAACGTAGCGACTCCAGCAAATCCCTACGATCAATAGCTTTGTTCATGTAAAGCCACTTGGCTTCTTCCTGCTGCTGTAATGAAGTGCGCGGAGTAGTGGAACCGGACTCCACAACATAATTGAATCGCCTGCCAGCGAACTGCGCCGGAACGAACTGCTGTGTGCTGCCGCCGATATTGACACTATCCGGCTCAATGCCGAAATTCTGCCATAGCCCGATTGCCCACTTTGCCCGCTGTTCAGCCAATCCGTCGATTGCCGACGTTTTCGCCTGCATGACAATGGCGTTTCGTTCCTGAAGCGCCACAATCGCGCTGGCGGCAATTACTCCCGTCGGATTGACGCCACGATCCGCCTCCTCAATCTGGTAAATCCGGTCAAAGAATTTCGTGACTAAATCCAACACCTGAAAGAAGGTTGCCGGAAGATTGGGGATTTGGAGAAACTCAATGCGAGCGTTAGGCGTTGTCGGCATCAGAATCAGCCGTCCGGATTTCTGGAGACTGGACTCGATCATCTCCCGCGTAATTCCGCAATGCTGCTGCACAATCAGCGGAGGAGCCATGACGTTGACCACATAGGACATCAATTTGTTGATAATCTGATTGATCTTCAGGATCAGGTCGCCCACCTGTTCGCTGGCGGAGAATCCCCAGACGGAAATCAAATCCCGATACGAGTTGACATGATAAACCGGAAACCGTCCCCAGGGATAGGTTGTCTGGGAAATCGCCGTATCCTGCCCCCAGTTGATATTCGGATTGGCGCAATCATCCAGAACGACATAACCATCTTTCCCTTTTGTGATGGTAATCTTGCGCACGCCATCCGGATAAACCTTCACCTTTTTGACTTCTACGAGCGGGTTGCCGTTTTCATCCACTGCTGGAAGGAAGCCCTCTCCGCCATCCGTCGCCATTATGGGTGTTTCCTGCCTCTTTTCGCGGCTGTCACGCACCCACACCTCAATGACCAGGCATCGCTCCACTTGCTTAGAGACTCCGCTTTCAGATGCTTTCCGGACTGTCATCGGATCGGCGTAATTCCCGATGGAGTGGGAAATCAAATTGACATTGGACTTGTATTCCTCGCGGACACTTCCCATGAGATCATAGGCTTCATCAGGTAAAATGTCCTTCACCCCGAATTGGCGCTCAATCTCTGATATAAAATCGACATAGGCATAGCAGACAAACGGCGCTTCGATGGCCAGGTCGTTGTAATATCCCGGCGCCGGGAACAACTGAAACGGGTCCGTCACCATGACATCCGGGCGAAGGTTGTCTTTATCCCAGAAAGGCTTTTCCGCCGATATGCCATACACTTCCATCGACCGTGCGCTTTGCCGTGTTTTGGCAAGCTGCTCCGTGTCCTTCCACCACTTCTTGAGCTGCGTGGACAGGATTTCCTCGCTGCCGTCATTCGCCCCGTCCAGGTCCACAACTTCTCCGGTCGGATTGCGGGAAGTGATAACGCTCACGGTGCGCTCCACATTGGCAAAATACAGGTTAATTGGCGTCATATTTTGGGTTTGCTGCTTATACCCCTTGCGCCCGGTTTGCTGCCCTCTACCCTGAAAGCCGCGGTACAATGCATAATTGTTCAGGAAAGAGGCAGGTTTGCCCAGCCGTTCCTTTTCATTCTTGGCGATTTCAAACAATTTATAGGCAAAATCAGCCACATCCGCATGGCCTTTCGGCGGGATTAGGTTTAGATTCCATCGTTCATCCATTGGCTGCTTCCTCCTTTTTATGCACCGTCTTATGCCGCGAAAGCGCCGCGGGCGTCTTCAGTTCCCTGCCGCAAACATCGCAGACATAAACCTTTGCAGGTTCTGGTTCAGGAATTGCCGGTTCAGTTGGTTCAGGTACAGTCTCCGGCTCTGCCGGTTTCACTTCTTCCACAACCGGCTTATCCTCCACCACCAGCAACTTCCCTTTGACCACCAGGGGCGCCAGACATTCCGGGCAGCACATCTCCGCCGCATGTGTCGTGGATGAACACAGCCAGTCAATCTGATATGGCAACAGGCAGCGGACAAAATGGCCGCGAACGCTGGCGTTCGGGTCGTAATGTGCCGTTGTCTCAAAGGATATTCTTTTACAATTCGGGCATTTAACTTTCATTTCTCAATCCTTTCCAAAACTCATCCGCTCTTTGCGCCATTTGCAATTCCGCATCCGACGGTTCATGATCCGGAAAATTCGCGGCATCCGTGGCGTCGGGAATTGTAAACGCCTGGCCTTTGGGCTGAACAATAAAACCCTCTCCCGGCTGCGCCTTGCTGCGGAACACCAGCCATCCGCCCACCACTACAAATACCAGCGCAATCATCACCACGGCCAGCATTACCAACAAAACTTCGTAAATATTCATTTTATCCTTCCTCCACGTTAAATGCGTTCTCCTGCACCATATCCATCCACGGCATTGACAACGTAAGCGAGTAAACCAGACCGCCCATGCCCACAATAACCGGGTCTTTCTCGGAATATTCCCCGACGCGATTCTTCAAAATCTCGTTCCCGCCATAAAATAGCCTCTGATTCCGGTTGCTCAGCGCCTCGGTGAGGGCCCTGACATATAAGTCAAAAGCCTTCACATCGTAGAAATCCAGAGGCGTGTGAATGAGAATCGCCTGCCGGTCCCCGCCGGATTTGATCAGCGCATCATTCCGCGCCGCTATCTCCATGACAAAACGCTCCTGGTCGCCATACCAAGAGGAAAGCAAAGACGGATGCAGACCAAAACCGTATTCGGACCGCAATCTGACCATTTCATCGAGTAAAACGCCTATGCTATGACTCTCGGCCTCCGCCAGCAGTTGAATGTAGGCCGATTCCGCGGGCCGTTTTCCCTTGATCATCCCCACAATCGCCAGATAACCGGGCCGATTGGCCGCTTTGGGCTTGTCGGAGATAACATTCGGCCAGCCGATGCAACCGTACAAGGCGTAATAGAGCTGTCCTGTTTGCGTGTTGCGATAATGATGCACCGGCTCAACCAGCTTTTTCCCGGTTACACGGGCGTCATCTTCCCGCGCCTGGCGCAGCAAATAATCCTCCGGGGTCGGGTCAACGCGCTCAATCTTCATCGGGGAAATCCCTCTTGGAAACGTCGTCAAACAAATTGTGTGACTTGATATGCCCGGATATGGCGTATCTGATCGAATCAACACAATGATTGTGTTTATCCACGATAATCGGGAGAACCTCGTTGGTTAGCCGGTCGGTCTTGTAGGAATACAGCCGGAACTCCTCCGCCGTGTGCTTACATCGTTCATGAATCAGAATCTTCCTGAATCCCTTCAGCACGGCAATTCCATCTTCGACACTTCCGGGCCACTTTGGGGCGCCGGAAATGTTAAACCCCTTGCGCTTGACATGGCTGATCGTCTCCGGACGCGAAGAATCGGCCAATATGGGCCACTCTCGCACCCCTGGAATCGTGTCAAACAACTCCGGCAAGGTGTCTAATTCAACGCCAACGCCGTAGGCTTCCTGGTCAATTTTGAGGCAATCGCCGTCAATCCAGCAACGAACCATCGCCGTCGGGTCAGTGGAAAAACCCCAGTCCGCCCCGTAGTAAAGCCGCGTCCCTTCAGGCGGCTCATCAAAATCACCGATCTCAAACCGGCCCCGGAAAATCACCGCATCGGAAATCGTCCGGCAATGCCCGCCCCAAACATGCTCGTAGGCTTCCGGATCAACCTCCAGCATATAAAGGCGTTCCTCTTCCAGCGTTTGCGGCAGGTGCGGGTTATCTTCCCATCCAACTTTCTCTTTGATTGATCCCGGAGGCGTGTGTAAAACGAATCTCTGATATGTGGGATCTGTTTCTTCTTCCGGGTTAAAGGAAATCCATATCTCTGATCCCTCTTTACGGATGGTCGGTATCAGGATCTCCCAGGAGGAATTACTGATTGATTGCGCTTCCTCAACCCAGCAAATATCTATTCCTTCCGTCGATTTTATCTCTTGTATTGACCTTCTAAGGCCCTTAAAAATGAATTGAGCGCCAGCGGTGGATGTGATTGATGCCTGCGTAACCGTGAAAAACTCTGATAAACCGGCAGAATTGATCTGATCACTGATTAATCGGTGCACAGAATCGTTTATGGAGCTTTGAAATTCACGGGTGCATAGGATTCTAAGGGGTTTTTCCGCGGCCAGCTTCACCAGGGCGCGGGCTATCGACCAGCTCTTGGCTCCGCCACGTCCGCCGTAAAACACTTTATAGCGGGCAGGCGAATAGAGTTGCTTGAACTTGTCCGGCACATCTAATAAAACGCTCTGAATAGCAGCATCGCGCTTTAAAAACCCATCAATGACATCCGTCCCCAATGCCTTGAGACACGCTTCCGCTAAATATCCAGCCGGGGGCAGTGATGTTGCCTGCTCAGTCATCATTTTTTATCAGCCTGTAATAATTCAGATAATTTCTTCTTAAACTCCTGAACATACTCTGACGGCAATATAGAGCACAGAATAGACAGGACGCGTTCATCCAACCCATGCTGGCTTTTATCCACCACCAACCCCTTGAGCTTTGAAATGGAATCATTTGCTTTCAGTTGAACCGCGAAATCCGGCACCTCGATGAAATCCTTGGTCATGG